CCCTGGACCGCCGACCTGGTGGACCGACGACTGCAAGGCGCTCGCCGCCGCCCACCTCGACCTCGCCCGGGCCGCCAGAGACGAGCGCATCGCCCGATGGACGGACGTGTGGTGGCTTGAGGTCAAAGCCTCCCGCATCGATTTCGTCCATGTCCGCGCTGCGATGGCGGAGCTCAGACATCACGACCGAACGCCGAAGATCGCCGACTTGCTCTCGGTCGCCCGCAAGCGTGCTCGGGCCGCCGAGCCGCCAGCATGGCGCAAAGACTCGCCGATGACCGCGGCGGAGCTCGCCGAGAGTCGTGTGATGGCCTTCGCTGCGATCGGACTCGTCAAGCTCAACTTCGGGAAGCCCAGCGAGGCAGGCGAGCGCCTCGCTGCGGCCAAAGCCGAACGAGACGCCCTCGGCGTGAGGAGCGATCTCGTCGACACCACCATCGCCGAGCTCGAAAGGCGCCTCGCATCATGACTGCTGCCGCCGAACGTGAGTCAACTCGCCACCGCCGCCTGGCGCACTCATCGCGCATCTTCGAGCTCGGCGCCGAGCTCATCGGCGTCGCGACCCGAGCGGACGACGACGCTTTGCGCGAGCTCGGTCAGGCGCTGATCCGCACGGCGGACGCCTGGCAGATCCAGCATGTCGCATGGGGGGACCAGCATGGCTGAGGTCATGGTGGCCGACTGGCGCCAGCGTGCCGCCTGTCGTGGGCAGTGGGACATCATGTTCCGCCCAGATCGTCGTGTCGCTCGGAAGGACGGCGCCCGCATCGCCAAAGCAAAAGCGTTGTGTGCGTCCTGCGTCGTCCTGTCCGCGTGTCAAGCCGACGCGGCTGAGGCGGTCGACATCATCGGTCGTCAGATCGGTGACGTCGTGGGCGGCCGTCTCTCTGACGACTGGGGCGCCGACGCCGGCGTCCAGGTTGAGGCGAATGGGCGGCGGAACACGCGAGCCCGCTATCTGGCGTTACACGGCGAAACGAGAACACGTTGAGACTCACCCTTTCAGACATCCAGCAAGACCTGGCGCGGATCACCGATCTTGCCGGCCGGCTCAACCAAGAGATGCCCGAGGCCATGCGACGAGCATCGATCGACAGTCGCTCCGTCTCTCGCTCCCCCTCCGCCCAGCCGGGCGGCCGCCCGATAGGCACACACGGCGACCCCGTCGCCGACACTGCCATCGCGCATGCCGACGGCAAGATCCGCGACTCGGTGCGGGATCAGACAGCCGCCGCGGCCCGAGCCATCCTCGAAGCACGCCGGTCACTCGGACACGCGCACTCGGCGCTCCAACAGCTCAAACCAGGCGCCAAGCGGGAAACCCCGAAAGCCCGAGGTTGTGAAAGCTGCGAGCGGATCACCGGACCGTCAGGCCGACCAATCTTCACCCCGGCCACCCGCGGCGCGCTGTGTGATGCCTGCCGAAAATGGGGAGAGCGACATGAAGGTGCCTGGCCCACCGAGGCCGCGCTCAGAGAAAGGCATCGAGTCCGATGAAGCGAGCATGTCTCCGCAGTCGAGGGGCAAAGATCGTCACCCCTCAACCCGCCCGACCAACCTCGATCGACCTGGCCGCCAGCATCGCAACGATGACAGCTAGGCTCCGGGCGCTCAGCACGGCTATACCGGGGTGTTGGCACTCCTGTCAAGTCGACATGTTGAATCTCGGTTTCTTCCCTTTGGTTGTCTCATCGCTTGACCTGCGATGTCCCAGCCGCTAACCTGCGCGCAATTACCTTGAGGTCCCGACTGCTCACCAAAGCGCTCGGGACCTTCCCGCGTTCCGGGGTCGAGTCCGCCACTCAGGTGGGCCAGAGACCGACCCCGCCCCCCTCTGAGGTCCGGCTCCGTCTGCCATGGGGATGTCTCCGGGGCCGGACCTCAGCACCAAAACCGAGGGACGCCGACCATGCCCGTCCAACTCTGCCGACGACCAGGCTGCGGCAACCCACCCGACGGCGCAGATGGGCGATGCACACGACACCGCCGCCGAGAACTCGCAACCCACAAAGCCCGCCACCCCTGGACCCGCGCCTACAACGACCCCGAATTCAGACTGGCGCGCTCCCGCCTCCAAAGCCAACCGTGCGCTCAATGCGGAAAACCCGCACAACAGATCGACCACATCACCCCGCTCGCAGACCTCTGGGAGACAGACCAATGGCCCGCAAGACACCAACCCCGGAACCTGCAGCCGCTCTGCCTCCCGTGCCACAGCACCAAGACCCGCAAACAGCAGAGCCAACGCAAACCATGACGCTCGAACCCGCAGCCATCGAAACCCGCGACGGCTGGGCACCCGCCGCCCGCCGACCAGACGGCACCACCCGGCCACTCACCTCAATCCTCTGCCGCACCCAACCATGCGCCACGGAGAAAGCAACCATCATCCTCGACGAGCTCCGAGCCGGACGCCCAACCCCAAGCGCCGGCCAAATCAAAGCCGCGCAAACAAGCCGATGCTGCTGACCAAGGGAGGGGCGGTCCCCGATTCCGAACCGGGGGCGCCGCAGAACCGCCCGGCAACTTTCTCGCACCCACCGCGAGTTTCCGATTTTTGGTCGCGTCCGTGAGGGGCCCGGCACCGAAGCCGCCGGCTTTGAAGTTGCTGGACGGCAACCCCGGGGGACGCAAGATCGACGAGCCGTTGCAGGCATCAGTCACTCCCCCGCCTGAACCGAAATGGGATGCACTCATCCCCGCCAAGGGGGCGCGCCGGCACGAAGCCGTGCGGATTCGCACTCGTGCTCGCGATGAGTGGCGTCGAGTGCTCCCCGAGTTGTTGTCGCTCCGGGTGCTATCGGCCTTGGACCTCGGGGCGCTTGCGGCCTACTGCTGTGCGGTGGGACGTCACGACGAGCTGGTGCGAGTACTCGCACTCGATGGCCTGATGGTTGACGGAGCGCGTGGTGGAATGGTCAAGCATCCCGCCGTTGCCGTGCTGAACGCGACGGTCATCCAGATTAAGGCGCTCGGTGCCGAGCTGGCTTTGACGCCTGCGAGCCGCCTGCGGTTCTCCGACCTGCCCACCCCGTCGGGAGATGAGGACATGTTCAGCTGACGGAGGCCGTGACCGATGAGCGATGCCGCCGTCCTTGAAAAGCACAACGCCGCGCTCGCCGAACTGCTGCTCGTGCTTGACGAGTTGGGTTTGCCGGTCTTCCCCGGACTGACACCGGAGAATGAGTACAAGGGTCGCCACGCTTGGAGTTGGCGTCCGACCCGACAAGACGAGGAATGGACCGACCCGGGTTGGCGTGCGGTCATCTGGATTGAGCGGTTCTGCCCGCAGATCTCGGGTGATGTTGGTTCACCGCTGCGGTTGTTGCCGTTCCAGTTGGCGTTCGTTCTCGAGATTTTTGGGCGGGTGGATGAGGACGGCATCCGCGTCCACACCGCCGCCTTCCTGGAGTGGGCCAAGAAGAACGGAAAAACAACCCTGCTCGCGGCGGTCGCCCTGTATTGCTTGCTGGGCGATCCGGTCGACCCAATGCCCCGGGTCTACGTCGCCGCCGCTGCCGAAAAACAGACAGAAGAACTGTTCGAAGCTGTGAGGCTGATGCGGGAACACTCGCCCGCCATCAAGGCCCGCACCTACATGCGCGAGGCCCCAGGCCGGAAGCGCTGCATTCGACTCGACCGTCGAGGGTTCATCGCCTTCCTGACAGGCGCTGCTGCGACGCAAGACGGCATCAACCCATCGGTGGCAATTGTCGACGAGGTGCACCGGCACAAGAACCGTGAGATCTGGGAGATCCTCAAGCAGGGGCAATCGACCCGCGAACAGCCGCTGATCATCGGCATCACCACAGCTGGCGACGACGACGACAGCGAGGTCTACCGCGATTTGCACGGCCAGGCTGAGAAGATCCAGGACGGCACGCTGGTCTTGGAAAACTGGTACGTCGACGTCCGCAACCTCCCGCTCAAAGACAAGGCGGGTGAGCCGGTCGACTGGCGTCTGCCCCGCTATGCGCGGGTAGCAAATCCGGCTGCTGGAACTCGGGCAGAGATCCAAGCCGGGCTCGCGTTCAAGCGCCTCGACCTGATCCTCGCTGAGGTTGCCGAGGTCGAGCACCAGCCAAGCCGCGAGCGAGCAGTGCGGCGTCTCACGTTGGGGCAGCGAGTCACCCTCTCGGGTGGTTGGCTGCCGCTCCCCCGTTGGGATGAAGCGCCCAACCTGCAGGACTTGACGGGTCGTGTTGCGTTCTTGGGTTTGGACCTGTCGGCGAAGACTGACCTGACCGCAGCGGCGTTGCTGCTGCCAGATGACGACAGGTCGGGCGGCGATCTGTTGATCCGGGCGTGGATGCCTGGTGAGGATCTTGAGCGGCGAATGCAGCGCGACAACGCCCCGTTTGATCGTTGGGCCGACGAGGGTTGGTTGACGATTCAGGATGGGGCTCGCATCAACGGCGAGGCGCTGCTCGAAGACCTGTTGGAGTGGGTCAAGCCACATGACGTTGTTGCTGTAGGCGCTGACCCGCATCACGCGCAGGAACTGATCCGCAAACTTGAAGACCACGGCCTCGACGTGATCGAGGTCAGTCAAGCCGTCCGGAACCTGTCGGAAGCAACGAAGACCTTTGAGGCGATGGTGATGGCACGGACATTGCGCCATGACAGGTCGCCGCTAATGCGCTGGTGCTTGGGCAACGTGACGCTCCGGCACGGCGAGGGCGACACGGTCGCTCCCGACAAACGCCGGTCAACGGCTCGCATCGACTGCGTCGCTGCTGCGGTTAACGCCGTGGATGTCGGCATGGTGCGAGATGTCGAGGTTGCGGTGTCGGCCTATTCGTCGTCTCGTCTCGCTCACGCCTGAAACCTGGAGGGCCGCGATGATTGTTGTTGTCTGCGTTGCGGTCTCTGCCCTGGTCGCCATCTTGTGTGCTTTGGTGATGCGGCGCAGCGGCTGGCCTGGCGACATCGCAGGGAAGCCCGTCGTGGTTGCCCTGCTGGATGACACGTCGATCGAGGGCACTCTTGTCGGCTCCGTCGGCGGAGTGTTGGAGATTTCCCGTCCGATCTTGCTGACCGTCAAAGGCGGCGAGGTCCAGCGCACATCGATGACCGGCACCGTTTGGGTCGAGCCACACCGTCGGCTCTGGGTCCAGACGTGAGCCCAATTGTCAACAGCCCGTCCGGCCTGAAATCGACAAGCTCATCGATCCGACTGCCTAGCCAACGGCTGCATATCGCCGACGAGTGGCGGCCGAGCATCCGCGACATTTGGCGCACCCAGCGTTCCGTGCGTGCTGTAGTCGACCGGCAAGCGAACGACATCGCTCAGCTGCCGTGGCCCTGCCTGCAACGCTTCGACGACGGCACGAGACGACTCCGCGAGGGGCGACTCGTCACGGCGATAGACCGCCCCTACCCCGGCGTGTCGCGGATGTGGATGCGCCGCCAGTGGATCACCGATTTCTTGATTTTCGGCAACGGCTACTTGCTGGTCGAGGAGATCGGCGAGCGGCTGTGTCTGATTCACATCCCGGCGCCGCTGGTGACGCCGAAAGACGCGTCTCTGATTGCGGGGCCGCAACGCTTCACCATCACTTTCGAGTCCCGCGAGTACACCGTGGATGCGCGCCAGATCATCCACCTCGCTGAACCTGGTGACGACAAGACGCCATGGATTGGCGTCTCAAAGCTGGAAGCAGCACGGGACATCCTCGCCGAAGACTTCCAGTCGGTGAAGGCTCGCACCGAGCTGGCGCAACGAGGCCTCCGGACGGGGCAGGTGATCACCCGCCCGCAGAACATCGCATGGGACCGCGACCCAGCAAAGGCCGCGGAGGTTCGCAAGATCTTCCTTGAGGACCTGGCGGCGTTCTACGACCAGCACGCTGGTCGGCCGCTTCTGTTGGAGGACGGCATGGCCATGGCGGCCGCCCCACACGTTTCGGCAGCCGACATGGAAATGCTGCAGGTGCGGCAGTTGACCGCTGCCGAGGTGGCGGCGCTGTTTGGGATGGCCGCCGAGATGGGTGCGGCGGACGCCAAAGGGGCAATGACCGAGGCGCTGCGCCTGGCCTATTTTCAGGACACCGTCGCAGCGCTGGCAGTCCAAGTGCGTTGCGCGTTTGACGCCCACTTGCTGGACCCTGATCGCGGTTGGTTCGGCGCCGAAGGCCTTGACATGTCCGTCGAGCCGAACTTCCGAGCGAAGCTCTACGGCTCTCCAGAGAAGCAGATTGAGGCGATTGGCAAGTCGACCGGCGTGCCGGTCATGACTGTTGTCGAAGGGCGCGACTTGCTCGGCCTCGAACCCCTGCCCGATGACGTGGTTGACGCGTTCTCGGTGCCAGTCCAACCCCTGAACATCGCGTATGGCGGGCAGTTCCCGGCTGGGAACACTCGCATGCCCGGCGAGGTTGTCGACCCGCTCGACGAACGTCAGATCGCCACGGCATCAACGTCGATGCTGCTGGCAGCAAAAGATGAGCCGCAACAGATCTCAGCGCTGCTTGAAGGGCACCGCGGCAAGGTCGCTGCGCTGCTCGCCGCTGGCGTAATTGTCTCTGACCCTGACCTCGGTCTGGATCGAGTGGAACTCGATGGAAACCTCGCCGCGAAGTTGACGCCGCTCGCTTTGGTGCTCGCCATGCGGGCGGCTCGCAGCGAAGGGCACGAGTCGGACAGCAACGACCTGGTCGGGCTCTCGGCTGGGCTTGCTGCCGGAACCGCTGCGGGTTTCACGTCGCGCCTTCTCAAGACGGCGCGAACCATTCTCGACCAAGCGAAGGACCCGGGCGTCGTCCCACTCAACGACGTCAAGGCGGCCGTTGAGGTCTCCGATGTGGCGTTGCAGGCCGAAGGCCTCACCCAAGATGCCCGCCTTGAGGGCGCCGAGGTCGGTGCCCGGAGCGCGGGGAAGACCACCAAGACGTGGCGAGTCAACTCGTTGAACAGTCGCCATGGTGCGCTCGACGGCGAGACCGTCCCAATCGATGGCGTTTTCTCGAATGGGGCACGACGGCCGCGGGCGCGGTCGCTGGCAACCGAGGACCGAGCGCGGTGTCAATGCACCGTGGAGTACGGGAGCTCAGAATGAACACCCTTTTTGCGGCGTCGGTGCCAATCGTCGCCCAAGAAACCGACGAGGGAACCTTCGGGATTTGGGCGTCGGCATTTGATCGGCCCGATGACCAGGGTCGTCGGCTGGCGCCCGGCGCTTTCGCTGCCGCCGTCGCGGCTAGCGCG